TTGATAAAATAGCTAAAGGTAATTATCAAGTTGACCAATACGCTGTAGCTGATTTTGATAAAGGATTCCCAGCTTGTGAAATACCTGAAGATAAGCGTGGTGAATATTATCAAAAAGGTAAACAGGCCATTATCGAACGTTATTATGTATTAACTGAAATGAGAAGAAAAGGAATACTAATTGGATCAGAATTAGAATTCACTGTAGGATTTGATTTCACTGTACCACAACTGTACGGCTTTATTGACTTAGCTTACACTAATGAATACGGTAAGATAGTCATTCGAGATTTCAAGTCATCTAAGCCGTTTACACCTAAGAAAATGCAACAACAGTGGCAACCATATGTTTATCCATTAGCTTATTATTTAGTTACTGGTGTTAAACCTGATATCTTTGAATTTGACCACTTTATGCATAACGAAACGCGTACAGTAATTATCGATGATGTGCATTTAGAATTAGCTAAAGCGAAGATTAAAGCGCAATGGGAAAAGATTAAATCAAGCAATTATGCAGCTACGTACAATTGGTTTTGGTGTAATAACTTTTGCGAGTACAAACATGCTTGTCCATTATTTTTATCAAAACATTCATAAAAAAGTGTTGACGAACATAAAATAGTAGTTTATATTTGAAACATAACTTATTAAGGAGTTGAAGTTAAATGGAAAACAAAATAACTTTTACAAAAACAGAATTGTTAGTTTTAATTGGTGGAGTTGCAGCGATTTGGGAAGAAAAGAGTGGTAATTTAGAAGGTTACGATAAAACTTTAGATGAACGTATCGAAAAGATTTTCAACGCTGAATTAGTGGAAGATGAAAAGACAGGAAAAGTAGAAGCTGCTGATCCCGCTGTAGATAAAGAGATTGAAGAAGATGAAACTTACGCTAAATTAATTCACAAATTAGCCGATATTTATGAAGGTGGTGTTGAATAGTGGAAATCGCTCTTTCTTATAACTCAGAACAAATTAAACAGTTAATTCAAGATGATATCCAAAGAAAAATAAATGCTTATATCCCATTAGAGAAAATCGAAATTAAAGTTAAGTCACAACAAAATTATCGTGTTCATGAATGGGAACGTGGAGATTTAAAATTAGATATGAAAGTTGATATTTAAGGGGGGATTAAAATGTATTGCAAAGCTATTATAAGAGGTAAAGAGTGCGGCGAAAAAGCAACTCACATCGGAACTGTACTTACAAAAGAAGACGGATTAATTGAAGTTACAGCTTGTGCTAAACATGCTAAACGAAAAGGATTCTTTGGAGAAAAGATAAACAAGGAGGGCAATGAATAATGGCATTTCATTTACAAGGAAATTCAAAAGGTCGTGATTCAGAAGTTGGGAAGATAGTTGAATCATTTATAGATGCTAACGATCAAACGTTCAGTATGGAACAACTTACATTACTTGAACAATTAGCAGAAGAAGTTGATGATATGGGTAAAGAACAAGAACAAACGTTAACCGATAAACAAAATATTATAGAAGAACAAGCAGGGAAGATTGAAGAGTTGGAAGGGGAAATTGAATAATGACAACACATTACGATAGACTTTACGAAGAACAATTTTGGCAAGTATTAAAAGAAGGATGTTCTACAATTGGACAAGATGTAAGAACTGTATGGAATGATGAAGGAGTTAAAATGCCAGCTCATACGATTGAATATTTGAATAAGCAGCTACGTTTTGAAAGTGGAGCTGTACCGATCTTAACTTCTAAATATGTAGCTTGGAAATTAGCAATTAAAGAAATGTTTTGGATTTGGGTTTGGAAATCAAATGTTGTAGATGATTTAAGAAAGTTAAATGGAACTAATAAAACTGTTTGGTCTGAATGGGAAAGAGAAGATGGTACAATTGGTAAAGCTTACGGTTGGCAATTAATCAATAAATTTAGAACAGTTAAAGAAACTGATTTATTAATTGATATGATTAATGACGATGAATTAATGAATGCTGTACCACACGATGCTAAAGGTTACTGGAAGTTGGATCAAGTAGATTATCTACTTTACACATTGAAGTCAAATCCTAAATCACGCCGTATTAAAACAACATTATGGTGTGTTGAAGATTTAGACGATATGGCATTAGAACCTTGTGTATACGAAACTCATTGGCAAACTCAACGCGGTGAATTACACCTTACAGTTAATGTTCGTTCAAATGATTTAGGTTTAGGACAACCATTTAACGTGTTCCAGTATTACATTTTACAATGTATGGTCGCTCAAGTAACAGGATTGAAGATTGGTAGTTTAGTATTCAACATTGATAACGTACATGTGTATGACCGTCACATTATGCCAATGCTACAACAAATGCAAAATGAAACTTATAGAACACCTGAATTATGGATTGATCCTAAAGTTAAAAGCTTCTACGACTTCACACCGGATAGTTTCAAATTAAGATTCTACGATGACGAAGTTAAGTTACCACGCGTTAAATTACAAGTTGCTGAATAAAAAATAGGGGGAATTAAAATGGAAAACAAAGTAATCAAAAATGAAATTGAAGTAACTTATAAAGTTAAGGTAGGGGAACATTACGTTAGGACTTGTCAATTTGGAGGTTCTGAAATGGATGTATTAAGAGATTACAATTTAGGCAATGAGCAAAGCGCAAATAAGCATTAACAAGAAAATAAAAAGAAAAACTTTTAAAGATAAAGATGCAGCTATAGAACAAAGAAAAGAATGGGAAAAAGAAATCAAAGGAGTTGTTTGTTAATGATAAAAATGATTTTAGCTTGTGACTTGAACGGTGTTATAGGAAACGGAAATTCTCTTCCTTGGGGTCGCTCCCTCCCTTATGATTTAAACCGATTCAAAGAACTTACAGAAGGTCATATCGTAGTAATGGGTAGAAAGACATTTGAGTCGCTTGGTAGCAAGCCCTTACCAAATAGAGAGAATGTTATTTTGACAAGAGACGTTAACTACTTTACCGATTTAACCCATTATAATTCAAGAGAAAAAGAGAATAACTTGTTCGTTTCTCACCACATAGAACATATTTTAGATGAATATGATCGGACAATTGACGGTAAAGACTTATGGATTATCGGCGGAATGAATGTATACGAACAGTTTATGCCATATGTACAAGAAATATACATCACAATTGTCAATGGAGAATTTGAAGGTGATACAAAGTTAAATCCTGAATTTAAATATAATTTATCAAATGACTTCTCCTTATATACAATGAGCGCTAAAGGAGCAGATTCAGAAAATAAATATTCAATGTCATTTGAAAAACACGTTCGCGTTAAAGGAGAGTACAAATAATGTCTGAAGAACAGAAACCATTTTACTTAATCGTATTTGATCCATCACTTAACTCAAGTGGTTGGGCTGTATTCATAGTTAAAAAGAATCCTAAAATACTTAACTTCGGACATATACCTAATCATCATTTCACAACTAAGCAAATCGGAATGAAGTTAGCAAATATTGAACAAGAGTTATTTAGATTAAAAAATATGTATTATCCGCACGTATTCATTAAAGAAGAACTTGTAACTAAAACAAAAGATGCAATGGCTGGTGTTAATGTAAGTTTCGAATCACCTATTCTAGCTAAAGTACATGGCATTGCTGAAAAAGTTTTCTGTCACCTTGAAATTGAAGATGTTCATAACAAGCAATTTAAATTAAGATTCACTGGTCATGGAGAAGCTAGTAAAGAGAAAGTTGAAGCTGAATGCATGAAGTATGAAAAGGATTTACAAGCTAAGACTGAATTCAAAACTCCACCATTTAAGTTTCAAACTGACGACCAATCGGATGCTGTAGGTCTTGGTATTGACTGGTTAATTAGAAATGGATATCTAAAGAACAGAAGGAGAGAAAAATAATGAAAAAGAAAATTATTGCAGGTTTGTTAGCGGTTATGGCATTAACAGGTTGTGGTACAGAAGCAGATACAGTTTCACAAAACTTATCTAAATCAGCTGATTCATTTGAAGTGCAACGTAGAATTGTTTTCTTGAATGGTATAACTGACAAATATCTTCTTTCGATTGAAGGGTTATGTTCATTTGATGCTTCTGATTCAAAAAAGGTTAGTGTTACTTGTAAAGTCGGTGATGGAAAATACAAAAAACATAGTTTAGGTTTAAGTGATAATGTAACATTCTTCTCAGAACAAACAGATTCCAAGTACGAAGATGCATACCATTACAAAGTATTATTCAGACCGGAAGAAATTATTCCTGATATTAAATTGCAAACAAGTAAATAAGGAGGGCTATTACAATGAGTTTAGACGGTTTCGGATCATTCATAATATTTCTGTTGTTAGTAGGTCTTATTGTAGGATTACCACTTGGAGTTAGTATAGGATGGTTTATATGGGGATGAAATTTGGAGTATTAAAAATTGAGGATGTTATGAAAGTGGCTACTAAAGTAGAACTTTACGCTTTAAACAGTATCACAAATAAAATAATCAGCATGAGAAAAGAAGAAGGTCGAAACCCTAATCCTGAATATTATATAGTTAATACTGACGAACCATACGCTGAAGAAGTTTTAAACTTAATTAAAAAGCACGAAGGAGAGGATTTATAAAAATGATTAATACTAGTTATCAATATCATGTATACAACGATCATATGAATTTTATAGTTTCTGTTCCTAAAAAAGATGATGAATACGCTGAACAGTTTGCTAAAAATGTAGCTATTGACTTTTATGAATATACAGAAGAACAAGTTGAAAATGTAAATGTAGAATTCATAGTTAGTTTTTGGATGGAGTCAGCAATTAATTTAAATAAACTAAATAAACCATTTAACCTTGATGAACATACATTAACTGATAAAGAAATGGGAACAGACTTTGAAACGCAATTAAAGATTATGGAAGGTGAAGTTGAATGAATGCAATGGATTATTTAAGAGTAGCGCCACTTATTAACGATTGTCCAAAATGCGGTAATCAATTTGTAGGTAACGGTCAAGGCACGTTGCAAGTTGATGATAATATAATTAAAAGAACTTGTAAATGCGGATTCAATTTCGAATATGATGTCAATAAAGGGACGACTAAAAAGAAAATAAAACAAGCTATTGAAGAAGCGTTATCTTAGAGGGGAATTAACCCCTCTTTTTTATTTATCCAAACCACAACCAACCGTATATAACGATTAAGAATATACCAACTAATACAGCTACAATGTTTAATCCCATAAAAATAACCCCCTGAACGTATTATGTCCAAGAGGTCACTTATTAATGCAAGTCTTTATCTTTTAATACTTCTTTTTGAGCTTTACCTTTTTTACCTAAATAGTTATTTTTCCAAGTTGTCCAAGAAGCAACAGCACCCATTAAGATAACGGAAATAACTGTAGCTTCAGCTTCACCAATTGGAATTGGAGGTAAACCAGCTAAAGTAAGAGCAGCGTTCACCATAGTAGCAACTAAGACAATAACACGAATAACACTAGCTTTATCCATTCTTAACAACTCCTTTTCTTATACTTCTAATAATTCAACGAACCAACCTTTGTAATCCTTGCAATACCAATGAATAGCTCCTAATTGGTTACGATCAGCTACAGGGTTTGTTTCAAGATAGAAGATTCCTTGACCTTGATACACTAACTTACCAGTAACATTGAACTCAGCTAACTTGTCCATCATTTCTTGAGCTAAAGGACAACCAAGACCACCAGTTTTCATAACCCACATTTTAGCAGCACCTCCTGTATTATTGTTAGAACCTCCACTTGTTTCTTGTCCAAAGTAAGCGAAGATAACAGCAGAAGTAATTTTATCTACATTCCATTTTGCCATATCGCTATCATTATCAATGAAACCAGCTTCAATTAAGAATACTGGACAAGCAGTAGAACGAATAACTCCAAGGTCATTACGGATTTTACCGCCACGGTTACGCCAGCCTGTACGTTTTGCAATCTCAGCAGAAATCTTATGAGCCATTGGTAACTCTTTTTCTGAATAACATAATACCTCTACGCCGTGACCAGTTGTATCAGAAGCGTTTAAGTGCCAAGAGAAACCTACATCATTGTAACGAGAGTTAATGTTTCGTACTTGGTTATTAACAATCATATCTTTAGTTGTTCCAACATCATCGGTATCATCTTTAACATCGTGACCTAATCCGCGTAACTTGCTAATAAAATCAGCATTACATTGACGATCCATAACGTGTTCTTTTCTGTCGCCCCAATTAGCGCCTTGAACTTTTGCATTATGTCCTCCATGACTTGATACTTTAGCCATTTTTCATCAACCCTTTCTTTTAATCTTTATTAATCTTATCCCACAATCTTTCAAACTCTTTGTCATTCTTTAGTTGCATCATTTCCTGTTGCTTTTGTATATTCGACACGCTTGTACTAACTTCCTTCACTGTCCCTGTAATATCTTCAAGGGAGTTATTAAATTTGTTTATTTCTGTTACTAAGTCTTTATTATGATCCATTAGCAAATTCTCCCTTGCTTCACTTTTTCGATTATTGTCATCCATAATCTTTAGTAAAGTTTTTTGGTGTTTCTCATAAGTTTTACGCGCTTCTTCATTGGCCGCTTGCTGTTCATCTTCTTTTTTATTGACTTTTCTGTAAAGATACCAAAAAGCTAATCCCCCAACGATGATTAGCAAAATAGCAAATACGAAGGGGGATTGTGCAATCTCACTAGCAACTTTTACAAAGTCTAGTAAAGATATCATAATGATTATCCTTTAATTGAGTCGTTGACTTCTTGGATTTGTTTTGCTTCAGCTTCTCTTATGCTTTTAGCTTGAGCAGCTTTGTAAGCTTCATATTCAGCCATGAAAGTAGCGCAATCACCATTTTTAACGATTGGTTGATAACGTGCAGGGTAACGATTGATGTCAGCGCCGTAACCTACCATTTTACAAATTAAAGCTTGTTGACTTGCACTCCAAATATTATCATCATAAATATATTGTGGGTAAACTGTTTCGGCCATTTTTACATACCTTCTTTCATCATTTGTGTTTTAAATAATTCTTCCGACAAAAAATCAACTGTATAATTAGTGGACTCTTTGAATTCAGTAACTTCTTGTTGTTGCTCTTTTACTGTCTTTTCTAACAACTCAACTTTTTGAGCTAAAGTTAATTCCGGTTCAGGGATTACAGGTGGTGTTTCACCATCTTTTAATACTAATTTAGGTTTGAAACCATCCATAGCAACCTTGTACTTTCTAATTTCAAAAGCTTGTTGAGCAGGTACTTTGTTAATAATTAAATCGAATTCAACCGGATTGTCAACTGATAACCCAATATTAGTACCTGACATAGAATTAATTATATTACCTTGTTCGTCAACTTTAACAACAACTGTTGTAACATCGCTCACCTAACCACCCCCTTTCAATGTTTTATTTATTAACCTTCCATCCAAGGTCTAACCAAACGAGCGTATACGCTACCAGCAGTCCAAGAAGCTAAACAGAAATAGAAACCAATCCTTTGATAAGTCGGAACACCACAATCGATTGTTATTGTATAAGATGGTTGTGGTTTAGTTTGGCTTATCTCTGTTTGAGAAACAATAACCTCTTGACCAGCTGAATTATATTTACCAGCTTGAACAATTACCAAAGCGCCAGCATTTCCAGCATCAGCATAGAAATCAACTTCCATTTTCATATACCTTCCTGTATGTTGAGTTGCTATATAATCACAAACTTGCAAGTCACGATTAAAGTTAAGCCCTTGTGTTGTATGGTAATACCATGATCTTGTATCAATGTTACCACCACGGAATGGCGGTTGGTGTGTTGTTACCGCAAAATTATAAGCAGCCAAACCATTTATAATTAAGTTCGCTCCATCAGGACGTTTAATCGTAATAGCACCACTATTGATAGTTAAGCCGTTTGTATCACCACGGACAATTTCACTATTGGAAGCATTCTTAATGGATAAAATACCATTTTGACCAGAACCACCAATGTTTACCTGTCCAGTGTATAAACCATTACTATCCAAATACGACATTTTTCTCGTAACACCTGAAGCAAGTTGACCTTCAGTAAGACCACCATCAATTTGAATAGCTCCACCAGCGATATAAAGGCCACGATAATCTAAACGAGCATATTTACTAGCATCAGTACCACTTGCTGTTATACCGTTCGAATCCATGAGGATACTTGTTGGTAAGGGAGCATTCAAACGTAAATCCTTACGAACGTTAGTGTCAGATTGACCATTGTTGTTATTGACTCCTTGGATCATTCCATTAACAACTTTACAGCTTATAGTAGCAGGAGGAAATACATTACCAAGACCTGTCCATTGTTCTAGTCCATTGTAACGTCCTAAACCTTTCATACCGATAAAAGCATAAGGTAAACGTCCCTGTAGGATAGTTCCTGAAGCTCCAATCGAAACAAGAGCAGTCAATAAGTTTGTATTGAAGTTAATCGCATCACAAGAACTTAAAGTTATGAATACATCATTACCTAAAGAATTAATTTTTGTAGCCAAATCATTTCTAGGTACATCAGAACCGTATACATCATAAGTGATATCATCAACTACAGCTAAAGTATCTTTCTTTAATGTAACAAGTCTTAAACCTCTACCGTCAATACTGTCATAAATGACATTACCGTTAACTGTTAGTTTTCTGTTTCTGTCTGTTATATCTGTAGCTGAACCTTGAAGGAATATTTCACCGTTAGAAGAATCAAAAGGATTAGCTGTCCATTCACTCGCTGTAGTACCTCTTTCTAATTTAGGAAGTGCTAAACGACCACTAACATAAGTTGTTGTATTACTTTGAACCCTGAAAATAAATTGAATATATTTAGCATCAGGTTGGGTTTTGATCGTTCTTGTAAATGTTTCTCGTGGAGAAGACATATCCCATGATATACCTGAATAAGATTTAGGATTATCTTTGTAAACATTTGTTGCTGTTTTATCAGCTTTCTTTTCCCATAAAAATATTTGGAAAGTACCGCCAGCGTTGCATGAAAACGTATATTCAGTATTTGGTTCTACTTCAATATATTGAGTAAAATCAGCGTATTTATTAGTTCCGTCTGTACTGTTAATTGAAAGTGTTACGTTTTTAACTCCATTAGGCATTATTCCAGTTTCAGTTTTATAAAAACTAGCATTCGGTAAAATCCAACTTGTTAAATATTTAAATTCAGAATCAACAATCAAGTTTGTTTTGCCTGTATCAGAATCTTCAGGAGCAGCCGACCAATCAAAAGGCTTAGTTCCTTTGTATAATGCCACCCATTCAACTGTAGCACTAGTTGTATTTTGTGGGACATTATACAATCGTAAAGAACGTTGATTACCAGCTGTAGTAGCTATTGCTTTAAATGTAACGTAATAAATACCGCTACCTTGAATGAATTCAACTTCAGCATAACCTACATTACTAGAACCGCCATTTTGCCAAATTCCAAATCTTTGACCTGAAGGAACAGAACCTTTAACAACAAACGTGTAATCTTGTCCAGCAATAAAATCTTCAGTAAGTTTATAATCATTTAATAAATAATCATTTACGGAAATTGCTCTTTTGGAATTTAAAATAATATTCCTTGTACTTTGTATACCGTCAATATTACCTTGGATAATATTATTTACTTTCTTAATCAATTCAGCTTGTTTCGCGTAATACGTATCGAATTGAGCGCGGAATGTAGCACCATTGATTGTATCTGTAGAAGCCATGTTTTTTAGATAACCAGTAGTTCCGTTTAACGTATTATTCAATGTGTTATAAGCGTTAATGTACGCGTTAAGTTCAGATGAAGCATTGTAATAACTTTTACCTAAAGTTTCAAATTGTGGCTTCTCAGCAGCTATTGTACCCCATTCTTTCTTTAACTGAACCTTTTCTAAAGGAGTTAATTTGCTATCGCTAGACATATCAGAAATAGCACTTTTACTTTCTTCAGCTTTCTTATCTACATCAGAAACCATTTTATTTACATCTTCAGGTGATGGAGTCCAACCAGTAGGTTTATTTCCTGTTTCTAACTTAACATTACTGATTGTTATTTTTGAACCTAAAGGTAAATTATCTAAACGGAAGTTAATTCCTGTAAATAATGCTGTACCACTCGGTATTTTCCCTGTACCTGAATAATGACCGCTTTTATTTGTTGCCGAAAAAGTAATTGTACTAGTTATAGCCGGATATGGATTATTACCTTGAATATACAATGTTCCAGCAGGTGTACCCTCTATAACCCAATCGAATGACATACAAAATGATTCAGCATCATTGATAGCTTTAGAATTACCAGCAGCGAATAAATAAGGAGTCCATGTTTGGTTTGTTCTATTTTCACCTATTGCAGTTGTCGCTGTAGACGTTCCATTCAATAAGTTACGACCACTAACATCTATAGCATCAATCAACCCTTTAGATGTATCGGAAATCTTCTTCAACAACCTAGCTTTAGTATCATAGTAATCTTTAAATCTTTGTCTAAATACAGTACGATCCACATTAGATGTTTCGTTCATTTTCATCAATAAAGGTTCGACTACATTTTTTAACGCTGTATAAGCCGTGTTGAAATTAGCCCTTTCCGATGATGAAGTCAAATTAAACGCATCAGCTTGAGTCAGTGTTGTGTTGAATTCAGACTGAATAATTTCCCAATCAGTCTTTAATTGAATTTTTTCAACTGGTGTTAATTTCGAATCAAGAGACATATCATTTACTGAATTAGTAACATCTTGAGCTTTTTTATCAGCATCTTTAATAGCTTTATCGATATCTTCAATAGCTGGTGTCCAACCTGCATCTTTATTTCCGAAATTCAAAGTATATTCAGCTGTTTGCAATTTTATAGGGGTATTATTAATTTCATACACTTCGAAACGAGCTGAATAAGTATCTTTCAACATTGTATCAACAACATTCATAGTTATACTAAAACGTTGCCAATTTTTTGTAACTGTCCCGACAATTGTACCTGATTTTGGATTTCCGTCATGATAGAATTTCAAATCACGAGTAGCAGTATCATCACCGACTAATCTAGCTGATACAGACATAGTGACTTCATCACCAACTTTAACTATTCCACGTTGACCTAACGTACTAAAAACATAATCCATACTAGCCCAATCAGTAGCAGCTTCAGCTATTTTAGTACCTTTATAGTATTCATTCAATACTGTTGTAGCTTGCCACCTCCACGTTCCATCATTTACGTAATCAACAGTATTAAGAAGAATATTCCTTGAGTTAATTTTAATATTTTCTATATTACCCTGTAACTTAGTTTGAATCGCTACAGTTAATGCTTGTACAGCTTTGAAGTAATCTAACCATTTAGTTCTCCAATCAGTAGGTACTACAGTTATAGGTTTATCTTTATTAGTAACCGAAGCATCCCACGGTTTAGGAGTCATTCCATTTAAATAAGTTTGCAATGAATTGTATGCAGTTTCTACAGTTACATAAACAGTTTCATCCGTTTTGATACCTACATTTTGAGCAGCTTTACGAATTGTGAATACTTCACCAACACCATTAGTCCATAATTGAGCAGCTGTAGGTAGTGAAGATAAATTATCAGCAACAGATTGACCAATAATTGGAGTTAATTTATTTTTAACTTCTTGTCGTTCTGTAATATCAATCTTCGCATCGTCAACCATATTCCCAATAGTAGTTTCATGGTTTTCTATTTTACCATCAGCATCAGGGTCTAATGCGCTTAAATCTAATGTTTGTTCAATCCAAGCCGTTCCATTCCATCGCCATAATTTATCAGGTACACCGCTTTTTCTTTCAATCCATAACTGATCCAGTTTAGGATTTGTAGGCTTTGTACCTGAAATAATAGCATCGCCTAAATCAGTTAAAGTTATTTGTGCTGAAGCGATAACTTGCTTTACCATTCCCAACATTCCTTTCGTTTATTACTTTAGTTTTTAGTCCATAAGTCACAAATTAAGTTACCAATATTATCTACCTTATCCGGCGTAACTTTAATTGTTTTACCAATCATCGCGAAAGTAGCATCTACAGTTCCATCAGCTTTTCTTAATGACCACTTATAATCATATATTGTACCACTAACATCTATCTCAACGCCACCTTGAAATACTTTAGCTACAGGGTTTTTCTCACCTTGGCCATTCTTAAATACTGTTCCTTCAGGAGAAAAAATAACTAATTGTATTGGGTCTGATTGGTCAATGATAGTAGCAACATCTTTGTATGCTTTGGAGTTGTAAGTTGCAACACAAATGAAGCTTGTCATACTTTCTACCGCACTAGCCGGAATTGTCATAGTTGCAGTTGTGTAATTCGTACAACCATAGTTAACTGTAGAAGTTAATTTCTCCCAACCGATACCAGCTCCTTGATCCGCTAAACCAGCTTTGTATCTGTACCATTGGTAAGTTACTCCTGAAGTTACTTGAGCAGTACCATTGTACACATCACATTGAGCTTTAACAGTTCCTCCACCGTTTTTAACAACATTACCTTCAGGTGTCCAAACATAAGCTACAATTGAGTTTTGACCGTTAGTTCCGTTAGTACCATCAGATACTACAGGTATAATTTGAGAATCTAATAAAGCAGCTTGACCAGCAGAATAAAATTCAATCTTAACCGCTTTAATTCCGGCTGTAGGTGTAAATGAAGCTGTTGATTCATCAACACTTGAACTGTATTTAACTGTAGTGAAAGTAGTACCATCAGTTGAATCGAATACTTTGAATCGTCCTTTGTAATCAACAGGAGCAGCAGTTCCGGTTTGCGATTTACCATTTACAGTGAAAGATGCAGGTACGTAAGCACCTGAAGTGTTCTTTTGAATAGCAGGAGCAGCCGTTACTAGCCAATAAGAAGTAGCTGAAGAACCTGTAATACCTTGCTTATTTTTGATAATAGTGAATCGTTTTACAATATCCGGTTGACCGCTTTTCTTAGCTGTAATATCTACTGTACCTGAATCAACAGTCATATTAGAAACTGAATAAACATTTTTGCTAGTTCCAGTTCCGAATGCACCAGTAACACCAGTTGATGCAGCAGCCGTATAAGTCCAGTTTTGGCTATCGTCAGTAGCTCCATTGTAAACCATCATTGTAGTTGTTGCTGTAGTAAACACACCACCATTACCAGCGCTATCAGTCGGTACAGTATGAGTGTCGTTTGTTAAGACAGCTGTAATAGCATTCTGACCACTTGTACCGTTTGTACCAGCCGTAACTTTAGCGAAATCGATTGTAGCAATTGCTTCTATTTCCGCTTGAACATCAGGATCGAACCAAGTAACTTTACAAATGAAACTGATTTGGTTTTTGTTCGATAATAAGTTAGTTTTAATCTTTAACGTTTTAAGTCCTGTAGTTGGAATCTCATAATTCGTATTGCTTACTAACTCGACTGTAGGAGCAGCAGCATCATACCATTTAATCTTTACGCTTGGATCAGTAATAATATCTTGGTTAGAACCAGCGATAAACATTTGAGGTGTTAATACAACATTCGTTGCAGCCTGACTCCAATCCGGTACATAACTACCAGTGCCATTAGGGTTGTAAATCTGAATCTTAGGTTGATTAGAATTTACGTACAATTGCAATACCTTTGCATCATTTAAATCAACTAATGTAATTTGACCTGAAGCAACTATATTTCCCATCTTTACCATTCCCTTCTTAATTTTGATTCTAAAACATTAATACCTCCCCAAAGTTATTCAGGGAGGTCAATGTCACAAGAAAACGTTGCGCGTCTGAAAATATCGTTGTCAGGAAGCATAACTTCTTTCCCTACTCCAATATGGT